AGAACGTAGCAGGAATACCTTGCTTAATTTTTATATTGTTGATTGTTGCAACACCACCAGTTATTGTGGCTGTATAAGAGTCAGTCGTTACAAAGTTGTAATTTGTTCCGTTCACTCTCTCAGATAAGAAAGATGAAAATTTAGGTAACGTGAATACTGTTCCTGACAATCCAGATACACTCAAATTAACTGTTGCTTCAGGTGCTATGTCTGATGTTGGAATATAACCTAGTAATTTAGCATGTGATACAACTGAATTTCTTTTTAGTGCAGAATCTAAAAACATCTCATTTGCAACCATATTTAAATAGTATGCATTATACTGAGTGTTATATGTCAATACATCTAGCAGAGTATTGATACCCGAACCTGTAAAATTATAGTCTTTAAATGTATCTTTAGATTTTAAGAAAGCAGCTAGATTTGTTTTGATGTCTTGAAAATCTAGGTCTGCTACTTGATTGTATGTATTGGCAATGGCCATTATCTAGTCCTCTTTAAAAGAAGATTTAGTGTTGTTGGTGTCGTATTATTCGCTATATAAAATCTTAGAGTCACATTATAACCATTTTCATCCGGGGTTGCTCTTACAACAATCGGATTGTTCTGTTCTCCTGTATTAGGATTTGTAGAAAAATCAAGTAAAACTCTAGGTTCATAATTTGTTATGCAATTTTGTATTTCTGTGGCAATAACAGATTCCATTTCTGGACCTGTATTTTCGAACAATAGACCAGTTAGGTTTGATCCTACGTTAGGCTGAAACAACCTCTCATAGCGATTGGTTAACAGTAAGTTTCTGACTGAACGTAGGACTGCCTGTTCATCATAGCTAATGGTTACATCTCCAGTTACTGGATTTCTATTGAACGACAAATCTATGTCGGAATATATTTTTTTTATTGTTGTCGTTGCCATTTACTATTTATGTTGCTATTTTAGACTTTAAGTAATCTGTTCCTACTAAATTATTGATTAAGTAGCTTTGAGTATTACTTACATTTGAAAATCTACCTAAAAATCCATAATCTCTGCCTACCTGTATAGTTGCTTGATAGAAGGTCCAATCATCATTAATTCTATTATATATTTGATTATAAAGTCCTCTAAATGAAACATTCATGGTTTGCATTTGAGAAGCTGACAATGTGCATGTATTTGACCAATAACCAGAAGGCATACCGGGAATAAAGGTATTTGTAGTATTAGTGATAATCAAATTCGTATAGTAATTAAATGTAGTGACGTTTGAGGATAGCTCATCACCAATAAACAAACTCGTCATTGCACCCAAACCACCAACAGCATTTGCAATACCATCAGTTTTGTTTAACATAAAGGTATTTTCATTACCATATGACATGACAGCATCAAAAGTCGGAGACAATTCAGTTGCAGAATTTGCAGAAACTCCAGACACATTATTTGTGTGAGAAATAAAATCACTCAACAACATGGTTACAGCAACAATATTATTAGCATTTGCAAGATATTGAATTGAATTTGCATCTGCTCCCATAATGCTATCAACAATTTGTTGTGCACCTGGAGAAGTAAAACTCACATTTATCATGGCACTACCAAATGAATTGATCGTGCTAATTAAGTTGCTGGTAACGTTTTTAACTGGATTTTTATAATATGTCTCTCTATCAATAGGACCATTTGCCAAATCTGTTATTTGCCAAGATTTAAATGTGATGTTATTTGAACTTGCATTTAGCATGTCCTTTGCATCAGCACTTATGTTGATTGCGCCTCCAAATTTATTCGTATCGAATTTATACTCGTATCTCTCAAAAACACTATTTGCTGACATATTCTAACCTCATGCTGAAAGTAATGGTGGTGTAAATCCTGGTTTTGTTGCTGCTGCCCCTTCTCCTGTATCCGGATAAATTGGTGAACCAGATGGACCTCTTGGTGTATTGTGAATGTGGCGATTGTAAGTCACTCTTAGTTTTGATAATGAACCAAAAACATCTCTAGTGTAAATGGTGTTCATGATTCCTATGTTACCAAACGCACCATTAAATGTTGGTGCAGATACAGAAGTCAGTGCTACAACAACTCCTGATGGTAATATAGATCCAGGTAAAGTAAATCCAACATTCAATCCACCTAAAGTTTCTATACCACCATATGCAAATAATTTATATCCTGCCGATATGTTCTCACCCGAAGTAATTGAGTTACCTACTCGTAATCCTCCAGCTACAGTCAGATCACCATTAACAACAACACTATTTCCTGTATTCAAATAGATGTTAGGTGCAGTCACAGGATTTATTGCTTCTCCTGATGCTCCTGCGGTGATGTTAATATCTCCACCAGAACTAAGGTCTACATTTCCTTCAGCAAAGATTTTACAATCACCACCAATCATTGCACCATAAGTACTTGTCGTGTTATCGGGTCCTTTTTTTACTACAGCAGTCAAACTACGCATTTGAGCATAAACATCACCATTAACGGTAAGTTTTGCATCAGCTTCGATGTTGATGTTACAAACGCCTTTTACTACTACATTATTATTGTTAACAACAACGGTAAAATTGTTTCCGCTAATTGTTGTTTGCATTGAACCATCAGGCTCTATCCAAACCTGTGTATTACTTTTGGCGTGTTGAAGTATGATTTGTTCGTTTTCTGGAGTATCATCCAAAATAAACATATGACCAGCTTCAGTTTGTTGGCCATGTATATAAGGATATACTCCTGGTTCTGGTGATGTTGCTACACCTACACTGCCTAATGGAAGATTATAAGCCATTGTTTTTCCTTAAAATATCGTCACATTCACTATTGGTTTAGATGGTTTATTTACAGCACTTCTTATAACATTCAACATGTTGTTAATTGATGCATCTTGAGTTTCGCTGAAGTTATCAAGTGATTGACCAATGGCTTCTGCTCCGGCAATAACTGCTTGTGTAGCTTGTTCAGCTAATGTTATATTAGCCTGTAATGCTTGAATTTCTGCTAATAATCCACCAGTATTGAATCCTAAAGATATTGAAAGAGCAGAAGCAATAGCATTTTTAATAGCAGTAATACATTCTGCCAATGCTCTTCCAATTATCTCGGGAAGTCTAGCAACAAAATTAATTAGTGTTGCAATATATCTTTCTACCTGTGCTAGTAGTGCGGCGCCAACAATGTAAGTTTCAATTAATTTGTTTATGTATCTTAATTTCTCTGCTATGTATCTTGCTATTTCTGTTATAGATGTTGCTAGAGGTCCAGTAAGTCCTAATGCGGTTAATGCTTTAGAAACTATTTCTCGTATTGCCTGAACTATTTGTTGAAACTTTGAACTTTTAATAAAAGCTTCTAATTGAAGAACTGGAGCGCCTAGTTGTAAATTTGGAACTTTAACTCCATTTCTAAGAGTCATTTGAGTATTTCTAGGAAGAGGAGAACTAAACGGCTCACAGAAATGAAATCCTGGTCTATTGTTTGCTGAAAGTGCTCCACTAAAAATACCTCTGAATACGTCGGCAGTTTTTTGCAGACCTTCAATTTGAGCATCAGTGATAAATCCTGTTGATGGTGGATTTTTTTCTATAATATAAATTTGTCCATTTTCTGTAAGTTCGTATGATTCACCAAGCCTAACTCCACTAAGATTAACATTTACAGTCATTTTTTAACCCTTAGATATTAATTTTTGTATCTTTACCAACACCAGTAGTCACATTGTTAAATGCTGCAAAAGTACCAAACATAACAGGTGCTTGTGCAGATTCGCCATCTAAAAAGAATCCTACAACCCAATCTCCGATTCTTAATTGATGTATTGTAGATGACGCTGGATTAGTAACCGGATAAATTGGTTGCACCCAAGGCAAATCTTGTACGGGAACCTTTGCGTCTGCTTCTGGAGAACCATCACCATGCCAACCAAAAATTCTAACCTTACATCTTCCCAAACCTAACGGATCCAATCTTTCTTTTACCACTCCTATCCACCAAACAAAACCATTTTTACCAATAAAATGTGGCTCATACATTATGCAAGTCTCCCATTCTGTATATTTTGACTACTATTGTCGGTTAGTATATTTCTCTCAGATAAACTATCAGTAACCGCTTCAACTATACAGAGATATTGTCCTCTAAAATTAAGCACATGACGTATTGCTGATACTAGGTAATTACCTGAGTAATATTTATTGTTAGCTTTTTTCCCTGTACTATCATCTAAAGACATTGAAGGAATGTTTAGTCGTATTTTAGATCCTATAGTCAAGTTCGGATCACCATATATAGTGAACTCTACGATCATTGACCTAGACAATCCAATCTGTGCTGTTCTATATGGTATATAAGTCTCGATGTCAATACTAGGAACAATTGTTTTCAGAGACTCACGATTATTGATAAGCGGATTTTCTCTCTGCTTGGCATTTGTTGTCATCACTTTGAATACTGAATTTGTCATTTGACTTTCTTCTTTACCATATCTATTTGTGTATCCTGTAGTAAGAGGATATGGATTTAATGACGCCGAAGTATTAAAGTAATCATTATATTTAAATTCCGTAACTTGATACTGCTGCAATAATGGATCTATAGTTACTAATTTGTTTGCATATAAACCAATTTGAGTTGCCTCTAAAGAATCAAAATGCTTTTTTATGTTCAACGTCAGCATGTTCTTTAGTCCATATTCTAAGTACTCTTTTTCTCCAGGAGAATATATTCCTTGCGGGCTATAGAAATATTCAGCATATGAATTACTTGTGTACAGAGATTGCAAAGACCTAAAGTTATATCCATTTACTGTATCATAAAACAACATGTCAGCACCAACATGCCCATACTGTGCTTTTGCTGGTTTTGCATAACCACACAACCATTGTATTGCTTCAAAAGGAGTCTTGTTTGATATGATGAAACTATATGTTCCTTCAGTATCTTCAAATACTGATTTTGGTAATAAATGCCTTCTTGTGTTTAATTCAGTTGTTAATAAGTCTTGTACGATATAGTTAATTGTTTTTTGATTGTATGATTTTACAATTCGTGTTTGTTGATTTAGAAAAACATCTTCTGACACAAAGTTGATTGTAAATTCTTCATTGTTTCTGCTAACTGGAATATTTTTTCCAATTCTGTGAACTCTAAAATACACATCATTAAAAGGATCATTTTCTCCAACTTTAGAGAAGCTTATTTTTATAAAATTAAATCCAGTAATGTTGAATATTTCAATAAAACCTTGGGAGTCAGTTAATGATACATGACCAGAAACTACACCAGAATACATGCTCTCATAAATTGAAAGTTCTAGTATTGATGGTTTTAAATTGATTGCTTGTCCACTAGAAGTAATTAGATCGACACTTGCAATTGTAAATTCTTGTGGATTGGTTATATTTGCCATTATCGACTATACAATGCTTTAAATTGATTTTCAATGTTTAAAACATAATCCTTGTCTATCAGACCTATGTTTCTTTTCGATTCGTTAAGATTATATTCATAATCATAGGCATTTACCTCAGCCTTACTTATAGTTTGTTTGATAGTACTACCATCTGGCATTGAATAAGTTGTGGTACCAATAGTCGTATTGGCATATTCACCTTGATCGATGATAGTCACAAACTGAGATTGTTCTCCCGTAGCTACATCTTCATTTGTCATTATTTTTTCATAGTGATGAATTTCCAATACTGAATTGCTTAATGACCCGTATTTGTCGATTAGAAATAAATTAAAATTTTGTTGATTCAACGGCCAATCCCATTGCAAATCTTGTACGCTATTTTGATTTGATAATGAAAGCAACCAAAATTGTTCTGGTGCTCCGTAGTACTTGTTTGCAACGATTTCTGGTAGGTCACTATCTTTTAATTCATATTCATAGAACAATAAAGGTTGTTTTGTCAATTGATTGACCAAATAAGTTCTGGTCATGATATCCTTCATTGCAACTGTGCTGCCATCTATTTGTTGATAGTTTATGTATGGTAACTGTGAAAAATATCTCATTAGTAGCCTTTTTCAATCTGCTTTTTGTCTTGAACGCTAAGTTCTTTGAATGTGAGAGTCATTCTTGTTTGAACTGGATATCCACCTTCATGTGCAGTCCATCCACCACCAGAAGCAGCATAGTCAACATCAATACTTTCCAGAACGCATCTGTCTATTCGATGTATGTTGAAGTTTTCGTTGTTATCATAGAAAAACTTAATTTCAAAGGTGTCAGGCATTTTGAAGAATAAATCATTGTTTATGGCGCCACCACCAATTTCCGGTGCAGCATGATATTTAAATGCCTTTATGATTGTTTTTATGGCTTCTGCTTCTTCTCTACTTGAAGGAGTGAATAGATAATTAAATTGAAAACTTCTTAATGCTGTTGCTTTGAATAATAGTTGAACTTGCGGGTTGATCGCTAATCCTTGTCCTTTCAATAGTGCATCGACTGGAATTAAATCCGAAGTGAATTTTCTAGCTAGTGCAAGTACAGAAGGATTTGAAGTTATCGTATTAAGAAAGTTTCCCGACAAATTCTCAAAAAGTTTGTTGTTACCATCAAAGAGTGTTGATGCTGCTTTACCATAATACACAAGAGTGTAATCAGTCAGATCATCTTCTTGATAAGCATTTGTATACGATGCAGTTACAGTCTCTGGCATATATAATGATATAGAGGCCGCCATCTTATTTGTTGGTGGACTAATCTGTATTGCAAAATTAGATTGCTGTGTCCTAAAAATATCTGTTGTTGCTCCTCCAGTTACAGGAGTATATCCACCAGATTGCACTTGATGAACAATGAACTGAATAAAATGTGACCTAGACTTAGAGCCTAAATCTGAAGGAAACCTTAAAACTGAAACTGATTCTTGTGTATCAGTCAAACTCGCTAGAGGACCTGGCATTTTTTTAAACAATTAATTGATGGAATAAGTATATTTATATGGCATATTCAGGAAGATTCAAACCTACAAACCCAGAAAAATACATAGGCGATCACACAAATATTATCTACAGATCATCATGGGAATGCCGTGTCATGTCCTGGTTAGACAAGAATCCAGACATTCTCAGTTGGGGATCAGAAGAATTGATCATTCCTTATAAATCTCCTGTTGACGGTAGATTCCATAGATACTTTCCAGATTTCATTGTCAAAACAAGGAACAAAACTTTGATAATAGAAGTCAAGCCCGAAAGAGAAACCAAAGAACCAAAACCCAGAAAAAGAGTCACAAAACAATACCTGCAAGAAGTAATGACCTATGGAGTCAATCAGTCCAAATGGAAAGCAGCAGAAGAATATTGTTTGGATCGAG